GAGAATCTCAAGGATAGTGTAGATTCACACGTTGGAGTATTACTTTGCGTTAAGACACATATGCCACGTTTTGATCGCTTTTGGGTTGAGACTGAAATTATAAATGGAAACAAGCTAGCTGTCTATATGAACAGAGTAACAGAGGGAAATCCAGTTGAGCGCCTACAACTTGTGGCCGGTGCTATCATTCGCCCGTGGAATGAATATATCAAACTTTACGAGAAACATAGCAAGCTACTTGCAGAGGATGAGTTTAAGGAGTGGGCCGACAAGGCTCGCAATGTACTTAATAATGGGTGGATCCTGATTATTAAGCTAAAAGACAGATGGACATCTACGCAAGATGCGATCAATACATCGTTGAAAGGATTTAACGACGAAATAAACGGAGTCGTAGAGGAGATTCAGTCTGATTTAGCCTCTGTGGATGTGTTTGTCGAGCTACCTAAAGACGCGCCCAAGAAGAAGAGCCGGCGCAAGGTCCAACCAGCATAAAAATAAAATGAGCACGTTCAAAACAGAAATCAATCCTCCAACTGCAGACACAACAACATGAAGAAGCAAACCCGTCGCGTTGCTGTCGAGAAGCTCAAGATGATCGATCTCTTTGCAGGAACCGGTGCCTTCACTCACGCATTCACATCCACTGGCAAGGTAGAGTGTGTGTTCGCGAACGATATGGTACCGTGGTCAAAGACAGTGTATGATGCGAACTTCAACCACTCACTCACACTTGGCGATCTGAATGATATTGATGTCAAGACTATCCCGGCGCATGACATTCTGACGGGCGGGTTCCCTTGCCAGCCGTTCAGCATTGCGGGGAGGCAGGAGGGATTCGATGACAAGCGGTCCAACGTCTTCTGGAAGATTCTGGAGATCCTTGACTACCACAAACCAAAGTGCGTGGTGCTTGAGAACGTGAAGAACTTGGTGTCGCATGACGATAACAAGACGTTTGAGACCATCATCTCAAATCTTGAAAGCAGGGGCTATCATGTCAGGCACAAGATCCTCAACACTGCCGAGATCACAGGTGTTCCACAGCATCGCGAGAGGATCTACATCGTCTGTCTCAAGTCAAAGGAGGCATTTGACAACTTCAGTCTAGACTTTGAACAAATTCCAAAGTCAACTATCTCTTCACTGTTGCAAGATGATGTTGCCGAAAAGTATTACTACACGGACAAGTCTTCGACATGGGGACTCGTCAGCGAGGCTGTGAAAAAGAAGGACACCGTCTACCAGTACCGGCGTGTCTATGTGCGAGAGAACAAGAGCAACGAGTGCCCAACCCTAACTGCGAACATGGGTGGAGGTGGCCACAATGTTCCGCTGATCCTAGATGAAAAAGGTATTCGCAAGTTGACTCCTCGCGAGTGTTTCTCGTTTCAAGGGTTTCCTATGAACTACGCGTTGCCAGAAATCTCAGACACGAATCTCTATAAGTTGGCGGGCAATGCGGTGTCTGTGCCCGTGGTTACGCTAGTGGCTCAGCGTCTGGTGCCACTGCTGTGAAGATGTCCTCAAAGGTTCCCTCAAAGACCTTATTGCAGTGATCCTTCACCTGCGGGTAAAGCGCCTCCCAATTAATACGAGGACGCCGGCTCTCGTCGCTTTGATCCGCCTTTGACTGCTTTTTATTTACCTTGATGGTCTTCCACAGTTCATCCGTATTGGGCACAGCGATCTGCCACACCACGATCCTATCGACCAGCCACTCACGCGCATCGAGAAAGAAGATATGGTCCCACTTCTGCTTCGGTCCGAATGAGGTCGGCCCATCGCTGGTGAACGACTTACACTCGATCGTCTTCAGAACGTCGGACTGCAGGTCCCCAACTTTCGTGGCCCATGTACACGTGATGTCCGCAAGGTGGTTGTGGATAATAAATTTGATCATGTTCTCGGAAATATGCTCAGGTAGCCCAAGTCGCCGAGTCTTGTAGCCATACTTTGCGTCGGCGGCGATCTCTGCCTCCTCAAACGCCTTCAGTCTCATGTAGCGTTCGGTCAGGGCCTCACGGGTGACGCGGTCGGGTGGAGGCATTTCTACCTTTTTCAGCTTGGCCGGGGCCTGGTCCATTTTGTAGCAGGGGGTGCAGAGGCCCCCCGGGCGGGGCTTGAAGGCGCGCGCGATGTCACCGCAGTAGTTGCACCAGCGAGTCGTCATTTTGGGATTGATAGGTGAAAGTGCGTGATAGGTCCAACTTCCACTTTATTGGACCAAACGAATCCATTTTAGACGATCTGACTAAAATGGACTTGTTTTCATTCTGGATGACAACATCAGCCATGGCGTACCGCGACATCACCCTCGAGCAACTTCCTTCGCAAATGGTCTCCATCACCAAACTTCAGCAGGCGTTTGACAAATGCACTCCATTTGACTGTCCATCTCGGTCCAGGGTGGCGAACCAATATCCGTCCTATGCATGGCCCGGTGCCAACCCAGAGGAAATCTCAATGGCGCAAGTGGCAAAGGTGATGCACCACTGTCTCTACAACGCGGAGTACATCGATCGGTTTGCATTCTACTTCTCAGGGGAAAAGGTGGCTCCATACGAGGTACTGTTGGCCTACTTCACTCAGACCTTCGTCAAGACGTAGGACCGGTTAACACCCGTCAGCTCAGCGACCACGTGGAACAGCGCCCCTGCAAGGAACAGCGTGATCCACTTGGAGAATCCCGCCTTCTCCGCAACCCAATACACCGGCAGGAAAAAGAGTCCAACGAGCAGAGCTTCGAGCAGGAAGTGCATTTGTATTCAAAATGGATTTGATTTTTCGCATATAGGAGACAGTGGGCAAGATGAATACCAACATTCGCAACGCAATCGCGAAGATGAACACTGCAACCGGCTACGCAATGGAGTTGGAGGTTTCCAACGGCAGGTTCCAGGCGTGGGAACAGACACAATCCGATCCGCACGTTTGCTATGCGAAGATCTACAACACGGAGGGATTCCTAGAGGTTGAGTTTCTTGAGCGAGACGGGGGCGTCATTGCGTCAGTGATGAATCGGTTCAATATGACAACTGCAAGGGTGACCCGTATCATGGATACGTTGATGGAGTTCATGCCCATTGCGCCCCCCGGAGGTGACTAGATCTTCGCCACCTTCTCAGCAACGACCTTGACCAACTCAACTGACTTGTAGACAACTTCGCAGCGATGTGTCTCTGTAGATCGGCACTTTACGCAGAATACTTTTTCATCTGAGCAGGGACACTTGAACTCAAGGTGGGTCTTCTTCTTGCAGTGAGAACACTTGGGCATTCTGAGGTGGCTGTCAGTTATAAAATCACGTCCATTTTTAATGGTGAGGGTGACCTACACAGTCGTCGTGGACCCCGACGTAGACTTTCCTCTAGACGACTTCGCAAGAGACGTAGCTATATGTTTAGCTGATCCGGATGGATGGGAAGCTCATGGCTACCAGTTTGTAGCCGTGAAGTCCAACCCGCAAGTGATCATTCACTTGTCATCTCTCAAGGGACTGGAGGCAGCGGGATGCGATCACACTCTCTCGTGCGCCGAACTGGGAGGTAAGCAGATGCATATCAATGAACAACGGTGGAGACACGGGACAAAGAGGAGTGGCCAAGATCTGAATGGGTACCGGCAGTATGTCATAAGCCACGAAATGGGGCATATACTGGGCCGAGACCACGTAAAATGCCCTGGCCCGGGTCAACCGGCGCCGATAATGCTCCAGCAGACCTTAGGACTTCACGGGTGCCTTCCGAATACAAACGTGTAGTCGGAGCTTCCTTTCTGAAGTACGTGATCGGATTGGAAAGTACAATCAATACACAGCCAATCACCAAGCAGACGAGAAAGACTTTCAGCATTGACACTCTACTTATAAAAATGGACAGCATTGTAACCGCCGTGATTGAGAAGTTCAAGCAACGGTCGGAGTTTGGACAAGCGAAGTACGGAACGAACCTTGATCGTAAGGATCTTTCTGTTCTTCAGTGGATTGTGCACGCGCAAGAGGAGCACATGGATGCGATTCTGTATCTAGAAAAACTTAAAACGGAGCTTGCGAGAACTCTTCCGATTACGACGCCGACGAGTGACCTTCCGGACGCGCTTGGTCGCTAAGCGACGCCCAGCAGTGGGGTTCTCACTCTCGGTTGCGAGCAGTTGACCAACGTGGATCTTCGGCTGAAGAAGAACTGCTCCGGACCGGTCCCGACCCTTTGCAAGACGAGATGGAAAGTCAGTGTCTAACGTCAGCTTGACGTAATCGTGTGGAGTATGTTCAACTATTTTTCCCATTGTTCGTTCGCCTTCGTGATTCTTCACGCAGACGCGCTCACCGGGGACAAAGACTCGGGTGTCTTCATCACCTCGCTTAAGAAATACACACTGATCTGACACCGGCGGTGCACCGGGCTCGTCCTCCATTGTATACTTCAAGCACTTTAGTTGCTGTAGGCAAGACCACCCATACCGCTCATCACGCGGAAGATGTTGTAGTTCACCGCATACATGCGGAAGTTGAACGGGGTGCTCTTCGTCGGCTTCGCAAGACCCGACTCGGAGACGCTGTCAAACACGAGCGTCGTCGTGTCAATGCGGGAGAAGTTGCACGTGCCGGACGGCTGGTGCTCCTCGGGCTGGAGAGCAAACGAGTATACGTTGATCGGGTTCTCGTGAGGAGTGTACTGGAGGTTCGGCGAAGTGAACCGGAGAACGGTAGAGTTGACGGCGCCAATCGGAGCCTCACTGAGCTGGTAGGTTCCAGTCGTACCGTTGCCAGTTCCGTATGCCGCAATCACGCATCCAGGTGCAATACCCGTACCCGTGACGAGCGCGCCCTCCTGGATGATCGAAGCGCCACCTGAGGTGCTGAGGGTAGTGAGGATGGTCAGAACACTTCCACTGATCGTGTAATCAGCCGTGGTGTTGCCACCCGTCTCGCAATACGTCGCAGTCTGCGCAAATGCCTGTGCACGCATCGGCCAGAAGGCGCCACCGCTGTGGTGCTGGTACGGCTGAACACGCCAGAAATAGTCGCCATAGCGCTCATCGAAGCGATCCTGTCCGTTGATCTGCAGGCGGCAGCGGTTAACGATATCATCGTAGCTGAACGGCTGCGTGAAGCCCACGTTGGCAGTCATCGTTGAGCCGCAGTCCGTCTTGCGGGCATCCTGGAAGACCCACACGAGCTCCTTGACGGGGTGGTTCAGCGTCAGGTCAATGCGAGCCGACGCCGTCGTGAGCGTCTGCTGGAGACCAAACTGGAGCTGGTCAATCAGATACTCGTGCGACTGCTGGGCAAACCGGCGACGCTCATCCACGTCCAGGTAGACGTAGTCAATGTACAGGGACATGTCCTTGAGCTGGGGCAGAGCGGAGGCAGCCTGGGCGACAGATGTGTACGTACCCTTGCTCACCAGGTCCGTAGCAGGCGACAGGGTCACGTTGATGCGCACCTCGTGGTACTGGAGGGCGATCAGGGGCAGGGCCAGGCCCGGGTTGCGGCAGAACCAGAACTGCAGAGGAATGTAGAGGATGTTCGGGCGACCACCGCAAGAGACGGCCGTCGTCGTCGAACCACCGAGGTATCCACCCGTCATCGAGTCCAGCTTGACGGAGTTGTCGAACTGCGACGTCAGGTTCTCCCAGAGGAAGAGCCACTCACCGTAGTGAGTGTCGATGATCTGGCCACCGATTTCCACCTCAATCTTCTTGAGGAGCTGGTAGCCGAGACGACGCTCCCAGGCAGCCGACCACGTGACCGGCTTGGTCGAACCACCGAACACGACACCCTGCGTATCGGGGAGCTGGACCTCCAGGTAGGTCTTGTACATCAGGTCAGCGTTGCGGTTGACGACGGCAACGACACGCTGGCCATACTGAGGCGAACCAGTGAAGTTCACACGAAACGCCTCCATCGCGAAGTTCGTATGACGCTTGTAGAGCACCTTCCAGAAGGTGATGTGGGGATTTCCAGTGATGTAGGCATCCTGAGCACCATACGCAACGAGCTGAAGAAGACCGCCGCCCATTTAGTTTATTCTTTGCGAGGATATATTCTTCTGCCTTTGACACAATGAGGCAGGGCGGGGCGTTTCTAGCATCTGGTGCCGACACCTGCGTATACGACCCCCCGGTCGCATGCGTAGAAGGACATGTAGTCATTCCTCATGGAAACTACGTGTCCCGAATCGTAAACAGAAACGTGCCCGAACTCGCAAACCAGCAACAGGTGAAGGCCGCGCTTCTACGTATCCAGCAAAAACACCCTGGCAAGGGAATTGAAAGACACTTCAATCTTGCGGTCGCTACCTGTACGCCTGCCTTTAAGGAATCCGACATGACAGGAGGCCCATGCACTGCAGAGGGGCAGAAGGGTGACAAGATCAACTTTATCACGCCGAAGCAAGATGAAGACATAGCGGTTTCTAGGCGCCCCAAGGATGTCACGTTAGTTCAGCTTCGCGAGCTGTATCACGCAGTCGCCTACCTCAATGACGAAGGCATTCTCCACGGAGACATCAAGGACGACAATGTTTCGTGGATGGGGAACCGTCTCGTCCTTCACGATTGGGGGCGGATCTTCATTGGATTGGACGGCATCAAACTTGCGCTAGACAAAGTGTATTTTGAGCGAGACCGTCTCCACGATCTGTTCCCCGAATGCATGATTGTTGTGGGCGAGGATGCCGATGACAACACTCTTCTTCGGTTCATGAAATTCTATGATATCGTGGACATGACCTACCAGCTCGATGTTGTTCCAAAGGGGAATGTGAGCAGATTCATACGAAAGCTCAATGCAGTATGGAGCGGTCCCACCCCAACGGATAAACTACTGCCGGAGATACAGAGTGCTATCGACATACTGTTCCAACAACGAGGAGGTAAACGCAAACTGAATCAAACACAGCGGTTCTGCAAATGTATTAAGAAGGTGCGCAGGACGAGGGGGCGGACACTTCGCAAGGTCCGGTGCCGTAACCGTGTGTTGCAGACGCAACCAATGAAGGGTGGCAGCTTCCTAGGTATGGGTGGACAGGCAGTCGTGCTTGGGGCAGATGGACCGGATGGATGGGATTTCCTTCCGGACATAGTTGGCGGGGTACGGACACGAAGTGCTAGTGTAGTGCCAGTGGTGAAGGCAGCTCTAGCTGGATTGGGGGGCAAGTGGGATGCGGGGGACATTGTTGCCCATGTGACAGATGCAGGAGGGTCCCAGGTGAAAGAAAAGAACGATTTCGTCAGATCCGTCGCAGGTGGTAACTCCTACGTGAAGATGATTACAAATCCATACATTACTTATTATGACGCATTTCATAGTGATGTCGTAGCTAAAGCTGGTGGGTATCTTTCCCTCAGATCAAAGGGACTCGATGAGGAAAATGCGCTGGATATGTGTCTAGTGATGGTCAGATACACCAGAGATCTCGAACCGAATGCGGAACTCAGAATTGTAGCCATTCCATTGATTCTTGCGGACATCATGATTGGTCTCGTTCATATCAATGGCGCATTCATACACGGCGATCTACACCCGGGTGGGATAGGATTGATGCGAGATGGATGTCCAATCTTAACGGACTATGGTAGCATGATGAAGCCAGAAGAAATGGCCACATTTTTGGGATCCAGGCTTCATCCCAGTGATTACTATTGGAAATTTCGGCAGTTCGCCGATCTCAACAAACTCCTTGCCGGTGTAAACTACACCCTTGTCGACGGCGACATCCCACGGATTTGCAGAATATTTGATCTCTTGTCGATGATGGCAATTATTGATGAGCTGTTACCTGGAAGCAAAACGCATGCAGACGGGTTCCGCAAGTGGCTGTTTGCGAACTGGAGGACCCCTGAGTTCACGCAAGAAGCGCTTCACAAAGCGGTCAATCAGCTATGTATGCTTATTGTTCGCCCTGGGTGGAGACCAATGACAATGGAGCAAGAAAAAGCCATTGCAATGGAATATAACCAAGGAGCCGGCCCTACACGGAAAAAAGATAGGCTGTGGGGAAGAATGCGGGATTATTACCGGTATGGCATTAGATACTAATACAGTTCAAGCAGTAAGGGTTACACCAAATTTCTCCAGCGCTTCCTTAGCCGCCATCTGCTCGGCCTTCTTGCGAGTAGGTCCCTGACCGCGACCGTGAATAGTTGTGCCCTCCATGACAACAACCCTGATCTCTTTAGAGTCGGGTATCGGGCTCAGCATCTGATACACGGGTGTAGACCCGAACTCTCGCTGACAATACTTTTGGAAGATGTCCTTGTAGTTGGTGATAGTGGTCACGGCATCCTGCACGTCAATGTATGCTTCAACGACATTAGTCACAAAGGCATAGACAATATTGAACCGGTTGCCACAGTCGGTCCACAACGCACCAATGAATGCCTCAAAGATGTCACCGAGTTTCTGGATGTTCTTCCTACCGTTAATTGCTACCGATTCTTCGTTGTGACGAGAAATCACGTAGAATGCATCCAACCCTACCTGCTGACACAACACGCCAATCCGCTCGTTGTTGACAAGCTCCTTACGAGCATCTGTCAAGAACCCCTGCTTCTTCTCCGGATACTTGCGACGCAGGTAGGTTGCCACGCAAACACCTAACACCGAATCACCCTCAAACTCCAAACACTCATACGACTCATCTTGAAGGGGCATCACGCCAGATGGACACGGAGCGAGAGACGCCGGTCGTCCATCGGGAGTAGTGTAATCAGATCGCTTGACATAGGTTGAGTGGACCATTGCTGTTTGGAACACCTTGGAATTCGCAACGCGGTAGTGTGGCAATCCATGACGATGGAGAATACGATGAATATCCTTCTCTGTAAAGGCTCGGTTCCGGGGGTTGTAGGGAGAGTAGGTGTCGCTCATTCTGCCTTGTGCTTTCATTACCAAGTCTTTTATCCGTTTTCTACACAATGGGAGCCGCTCAGTCCATGACGTACACGGAGCTACCCGACGCCCTCCCCAAACATGATCCGGGCAACATGATTGAGATTGCAAATGTCCGGTATCGTTCTCCGTGGAGGCGTGATATGGCGATTGGATTCGTCTTCTTCAACCCTGCAAAGTCCAAGCGGATGCTCATGAACTATCTGTATACGATCGAAAAACTCAAATTAGCAAAGATCCCCTACTATACGCTGGAATTAGTGTTCAACCGGCAAGAGCCGGAGATCAAGGATGCCTTCCACGTCTACGCTAAGTCGGTGATGTTCCACAAGGAACGGTTATGCACCCTGTTAGAAGCCATGATCCCCTGGTACTATTCCAAGATCATGTTTATGGATGCCGATATCATCTTCGGCAATCCCGATTGGTATTCGGAGGTCTCAGGTGCTTTGTATGACAACGATGTAGTGCAACCGTTCACAACAGCCGTGTGGATGGACATCACCTACACCAAAGCTACGCAGATCAGGGAGTCGGTGATCTTCATGGATAAAAGAAAGACCTTTGACCACAAACTCCACCCGGGCTTTGCTTGGGCATTCACTCGCAAGTGGTTCCGCAAAGTGGGGTTCTTTGAGTATGGCGTCACAGGAAGTGGCGATACGCTGTCGGCGGCAGCGTGGTTGGGTGTCAAGTTCCCGACAACCTACCTAAAACCGGCACTGGTCCCTGCATATACGGAGTTTGATAAGCTACCTAAGCCTCGAATCACCTGCACGTCGGGTCCTGTGTTTCATCTTTGGCATGGGACACACGTCAACCGCAAGTATGTAGATCGCCATGTCATCCTGGATGGGGTCGCCGATATCCGAAAGGTCATGCGCCCCAACTGGAATGGAGTGTGGGAGTTCAGTGTAAAAGGATTGTCTGAAAAACTGTCGGCCTACTTCGCCGAGCGGGTGGATGACGGAACCTGAAGGCCCCCTGTGGGTTGCGCCGAAGCCCCTTGTGGGCTGTGGCTTAAAAATAATGTGTGTATGATAGTCATATCACGTTGATGGTGAAACCTCTGTTCACTCTGGCTACTCGTCTGCTGAGCACCAATGGTTCCCTTGTGTGTAATTTGACTCGTATCCGGAGTGGGTTTCTTCCTCACGAGAATCTGGACCAAGCCAAACGCCATCTAGCAGACTTCCAGCAAACACTTCGAGAAATAGAGGAAACTCTCAATCACGCTTCGCCACCTTCAGCTCAAATCCGTAATCCGTCTCCACCATCTTCTCCTCTTGGCGTCTGACAATTTCAGCCATGAGTGTCTCCGACTGCTGAGGCAGAAGTTCATCCAAATATGCCTTCAACTCCTTCTTAGACATGCTCCAGCCCTTCTTCCACTGGTTGGGGCGCTTCACAGCAAAGGTCATCCCCGAGGTTGCAAGATTAATCTTGTCGGGGAGTTCCTCCCGAGATGACGCGTAGAGTGCTGCAAGATCCAGCTCGATGGTGCGACGCTCGTCGCGAAGTTCGTTGACGCGGACATTGATGTCGTTGATCTGACGCTGAACACCGGCGTAGGCTGACAGGATAGGCTTGAGGTTCTCCATTGGTTTGTTCTTCCGCTGACTTAATAGTATCCGTTTTAGAACAAGGAATGTCGTGGCTTGACGATGACGAAGTGAAGCGCCTTCGCAAGGTGTACAACAGCGAACATCCCAAGGAGGATCCGGTGCCCGAAGGCACGACGGAAGAGATGTGGACCAATATCCAGCATCGGCTGTCCGACAAGTGTGCAACCGGATCTGCGGAGTGCATCGTTGCGTCACTGATGCAACGACCGAAAGCTCCTAAGGAATGGGCGGTCAAGAGAAGCGAGTGGCTGTCGTCGGATGACATCGATCACGTGGAGAAAAGCTACACCAAGCTCTTTTCCAAGTACTTCTTTGTTGGATGTATCCCGATTGACTTTGATCTCCAAAGCGAGACCCAGCAATGCATTGTAAGTTCGCTTTGCAAGATGAAACTCCCCGAACTCGCAAAGCGAGGCCACGAGCAGATCGGTATTGTGTTCAACACTGATCCTCACGACGGACCGGGCGAGCACTGGATTGCCCTGTTCTGCGATGTGCGCTCCGACTTGGAGTACCCTCGCATCACCTACTTTGATTCGTATGCGCACGCACCCGAGAAGGAGATCAAGACGCTCATGAAGCGGTGGAAGACTCAATGGGATGAGACAGGTATCCACAAGCAGCCGATGAAGATGACCTTCAATGCCACTCGTCATCAATTCAAGGATTCGGAGTGCGGGATGTATTGCCTGTATTTCCACTACGCATGTCTGACCGAGATCCCCATGCAATCGCGCATCCCTGATGATGTGATGAATGGATTTAGGCAGATCTTGTTCACTGCTCCAAAAATAGAAACTGATAAGGAGTAATGGAGCTTGCGATCGGAGCCGCACTTGTCGGCATTCTTGGTTACTCTATCTGGCATGAGGCGATTGATAGCGAGGACGCCTCGCCAGCGTCTCGTAAGCGCCTCTGTGATTACTACGTGACGGGCGGTGTCTTTGAGGATGCCAAGGCGGTCATCGCATCAGGTCGTCGTCTGCTGGAGGTTCACCTCTATGCAGATGAGAACGGGAAGCCAATTGTCTCTAAGACGCCTTTGAATCAGGGATACGATTACACAATTGATTACTGGACGTTCGATTCAGTGTGCGTAGATCTGATTCAGGCGTGGGAGTCCAGTTCAGAGCCCTTCATTCTGTCCATTGTACCCCACACGACCAACAATGTAACTCTGAACAAGGCTGCTGATTGTTTGAAGACCACCGTGCGCCGTCACCTTGTGAGTGGAGTAGACGTGGACACTCCGCTGGACGAACTCAAGTACAGACTGATCATCGTCTCTGAAAATGTACAGGGGAGTGAACTGGGATCGCTCGTGAATCTGTCATGGTCCGATTCCAAACTGCGCCGCCTCCTGTATGGACAGGCGATGCACCCGAGAGATCAGCCCGAGTTAGTAGCGTTTAATCGCAATGGTATTTCTATCGTTACTCCCGATCCTACGTTCGGCAAGGAGACGCTTGATCCTAAAATTGCGGCTGCGTATGGATGCCAATGGCTCCTTTTTCCTGGTTCGGGTGCCGCCCCGGGGTTTGTTGAAAAACCGGCGGGCTTACAATAACTTCTTGACAACTAAACAAAATGACGGCTTGGCTCACCCACGTTAAGAAGACGATGAAGGCGCACAAGGGAATGAAGTTTGGTCAGGTCCTCAAGCTGGCGAAGAAGACGTACCACAAGCAGGCGGGCGGTGATGCGACGCCTTACAATGACTTTGGTGCGACTGCCGATATCACGACGGCGGGCCCCAACAGCTCGAGCCCGTTCCACCCGAGCGATGCGGCGCCCGTCGGTGGCCGTCGCCGTAGCCGCCGCTCCCGCAAGACCCGCCGTGGCAGCCGTCGTGCGTAAAATAGAAGTGTATAGGTCTAGGTAACAGACCTCATAATGGATCCCCCCAAGACACGTCGTGAACTCAAGAAGACCGCCAAGGAGAAGAGGGCCGATGTCTACTCATCTCGTCACACGCGACTCCAAATTCAATCGCAACCCAAGCCTAAATCAAAGTAATCTACGATGAACAACCCGGTGCGTCTTGCGGTGATCGCGGTCCTTCGTGTGACCACGACATGTTTTTCCATGATACGTCTTTTTAGAGCAACCGCTCTTGAAATACGCAAGATGATGAGCAAATCCCCTGAAGCTAGGCATAGGGCTTCCAACCTTCTTTGACAACGCCGTCAGCAACCCATGCATCCACTTCATATACGCCTTACGAGATGTCAGAACCGGTTCGTGAGCTGTAATGTACTCTGCGTAGACTTCTTGAAGTTCGGGGAATGGATACTCGTGGCGAAGCGCGTGAAGAAATGTCTGTTGCGTAGCCATCTGTTCGGGTTCAGGATCGTCGGGGTAATTTGCCGCAATTGCTCCCAAAAAGTCACCACCAGGAACCGCCGTGGGCTTCAGGGACATGTAGTGCTTTTTGACCTCCTCAAACGAAGGATCAGGTCCAGGATCGATGACCGCCGGGTCGTCCTTGCATTGCGTCCTTAACTTGTGGTTCACCATGTTGTGGATCTCGTACAGCCACTTGCCCGGATTACTTCTAAGGGGATGCTTGTGGACAAACTCCGCAGTGGACGCACGGCAGAACTTACAAGGAAGCACGTCCTTCATCTGGTTCAACACGTCGTCAGGATGCTTGGAAGTGAACGCAACTAAATGAAAAAGTTGCCACGCACTCGGCCCCCAGAAGCGAGTGTCCATTGTCTACACCAACTAAATCTTTTATGATTATAATGAAGTTCAAGACACATACGTTAATTCTTATCGCAGTTGCGGTTGCACTGCTGTTCCTATATGTGAACATTGAGCAGTTCACCACAACGATCACGATACCCGATGCACCGCGAGGCCCCCCGGGACCGCCTGGGCCTCCTGGACCCCCAGGACCGCCGGGACTGGTAGGAGGCTCCACAAAGTCAACCCCTGCTACGGTTACGGCGCACAAATCAATCAAGGGTGCTGCGTTTGCAAAGTTGACGCCGTCGGCTAACAGATATGAGCGTGGATTTGCGTTACATGACGACATGATGAATGCAACAGTAGCGGCAGGGGTCGATCTAAGCCAGGGGCCGCAAGCCTGTAGTGCGAAGGGACAATATACATCGGACTGTAAGGTAACGGGATTTTGTAGCGTGCGTGGCATATGCGATACTTCGCCGGAAGACATTGCAGCATACAGACTGCCAGATCCAAATGTCGATCCGGTGGCTGCCTACATTAAGGATCATCCAGGCTCTGAGTGGATTAAAGGAAATATTGGTAGTGGCCCGAAGTGTGAGAAGAACTCAGACTGTACCAGCAAGTTCTGCGAGCGTGGAATATGCAATATATCTGAAGCAGACAGGGAGAAGTATGGGTTCATGTAATCCCAAAATAAAGTATACCCATCTTAATAAAAATGCTTGACACTCGGGATATCATCATCCTCACGGCGTCGTTCTACCTCGGTGGCGTTGTTGGAGAGTTTTTCAAGTCGCTGTCCGAGGACATCCTGACGCCCCTGCTCGCCCCCGCCGCCTCGGCTGGCAAGGGTGTGTCGACCTTCACGGTGACGGTTGGTGGCGTCACGCTGAAGCTGGGCGAGGTGCTGGTAGCCTTCGTCAACCTGGTCGTCTCGTTCGTGCTGGTGGTGTTCACGATCGGCCTCCTCCGCACCTACGTCCTCTCCCGCATCGGCGCTTCCCGGCAGTAAATGGTAAAAAATAGGGATACAAGATAAATGGTGTGGTACAATCCTACAACTTGGTGGTCGTCGTCTGAACCCGTTGCCACTGCGCAGCCCCTGGGACCTGGCCCGGTCGGTCCCATGGATGCGCCCGCCGCCCCCGCCACGCCCGCGGTGGGTGCCCGTCGTCGCAAGACCCGTCGTGGTGGTCGTCGCTCTAAGAAGTCCCGAAGCGGAAGGAAGTCCACCCACTAGGCGGGTACTTGCCGTACGTGACCTCCATTCGCTTCTTCAGTTCCGCAGGTGACCCCTTAAAGATCTCATTATTCTGCTTCCACTCCTTCAGCTGACGGTTCATCGCAGCGCTCGTCACAGCCTCAGGCTCACTGTCAGGCGCCAGCGGGTGGACAAACTCACGGATGAAACGGGCGATCACGTCCGACTCCTCCTGATACTCATTCGTGTACTCCATTACCTTCGACGGAGGCACGATCTTGCGCCATCCATTACCCTCCTTATATACTGCAACCAAGTACGTCAAGAAGCACGTTGCCCACTCGGTGCTCACCATCTTTGCGACAAGAGACTCGTCGATCGGCTTCTCATTCGGCAGCTTCGGCTCGGCGACGAACTTGCTCGTGAACCCCACGACGCAGAGACGACGCCAGGTACCGCCGTCCGTGGCATTGATCTTTGGCTTCTCATTGCACGCCAGATGGAATCGTGCCTGGATGTCAAAGTCAATCATCTGCTTCGACCCCTGATATAAGTCACGGCACGTGATCTTCTCACACGATGCGAGCTCCTTCATCAGACCTGTGTTCAGTGGCACCTCCTCGTCCGGCTCCTGCATCGTGACGAACCGACGCCCCTTCATACGCACCAACTCGGGTGCGGCAGCAGCAGACTTATTACGCCCCTGCGTCAGGAGCGAGATCGGGGCCTTGCAAGTATAATCACCCATTGCAGTGGACATCAAGTTCATCAGCATTGACTTACCGTTCGATCCGGAGCCTGTCAGAATGTGGAATTTCTGCGCCTCGTTACCGCCCGAGAGGCACGTGCTGAGGTGATGAATGAAGTAGTTGCGGACCGTCTGGTCAGGAAGCACCTCCCGGATAAACTTATCAATCTCTGACCAGCATTCGTATGCAGTGTAGGGCTTATTCTCGTCGTAATCGAGCTTCGTAGAGAAGCTGACGTAATCCTCCGGCTGACCCTGACGGAACTCCATCGTCATCGTGTCGAACACGCCATTGTTGAATCCAATCAGGTTCTTGTTCTCGTCCAGCTTACTCGCAAATGTCTCATCCAAGAAGATCTCACGACACTCCTTCATCACATCAGACTTGAAACTAGTCTTCTTCAGCTTGAGGCGCATACTAGAGAAGGACTTCTTGCGGGCCTCCGCAGTGCACGACGCACACTCTGGGTCCGGCTGCTTGTGGTCACAGGTCCCCAGGTTGCGGATCGTCACAAACTCAGCCATCTCCTTCTCCAAATAGATCTTGGACACGTCCTGTGACAAGCGGCACCGAAGAGCAATACCTCCGTCCGTCTCACGCCACCCGTTTCCGACAAACTGGTACCATGAATTCGTTCCGTAACGAGCACACTTGAACTCGTCGCCAAACAGCGCAGCAACAACACGTGCGACGTCATTTTCCGTTGAGGTTAGGGCAGATTCCTCAATCAGGCGATCAATGTTCAGCTTCTCGGCTTCAAGAAACCCACTCAGGTTATCCGTACGAGACCAGTTACGAAGAGAGTTAACGCTGAGCTTGGGCCCATCTGTCCGGAATGCAAACGAAGTCCACTTGCTCAATGCCTCTCGCTGGTTGTAGGAGTCTCCGATCTTGGAACTGAAGTCAAACCAGAGATCGACGAGATCGGGGTGGATGTTCTTGAGACACTGTCCGACATTGATCCAATCTGCATAGCTCGTATACCGAAACTCTGCAAGATTATTCACGTGGCTCTCGTAATACTTGAACATTGGCTCTGTAAGCGGTGCAATGTAGTTGCGTCCAGGAGAGCTTCCACGAGAAGGGGCATCCTCGCCACGAATTGCCTGCCGCCCACGTCCTGCAGCTGTCGCCCGACCACCAGAGATCGGAATAACCTCACGCTCGGCTTGCACGTGGATATTCTGCTGCCCAAACTCCGTCATTGGCGATTCCTCGCTGGTAGGAGACCGAACGGAGAGCAGCTTCATCAAATCAGGTGTGATCGGCACGGGCGTGTACTCGTCGGTACTCACCTCTCCGCTCTCGTAATCCCAATCGACAATATACCGAATCTGATAAGGCATTCCGTCCTTCTTCTTGGACCCCAGTAGTGTCCAATTGTTCGTATGTGTTAGCGGCTGCTTGTCATATACGTCATCCCACGTGCCCCGAAACTCGAGACCTGCAAAGTACTCCTCCATCTTGTGCTGATGGAGAAGCGACCTACGAACAGCCTGCTCGACGCCCGCACGTGTCTTGAGGGCAGGGACCTGGACGTGGATACCCGAGCTAGACACCTTCTTCACTGGATCGAATGTAGGGCTGTCCTTCTCGAGAACATAGATCTCCACGTTCTCAGCAACAACGAGGTACTTCTTGATCTCCGCCATGTAACCCTGCACAAACTTCAGGACCTGCTCTTGGTTGTGGCGGTGCTCTTCAACACGCCCGTCGAACTTGATATCGAGATCAACACGAAGCTGACCAATTGTGGTGTTCTTCTCTGTGAGATACCGTGGAACCGAGTTCTTCAAGTCTGCGCAGTAAAGCTTACGAAATTCATCCATGCAGTCGTCGGGAACATTCCACTTCTCTCGATTGTCAAATGACCACAAATTGAAGGGACTCTTGTCGGTTACCTTGAAGCCCGCCTTCTTGGTGTCGCTCGAAGATTCTGGGTCTCCGTTGAGGAAGAGATCAAGCTTGGTGGTGGGCATTCTAGATACTACTAGGGCCGATTACTTTGCAGCCGAACGTCCATTTTGAACGCGGCGTCCCCTGGAAAAAATGGAAGCAGTATAGACTAAGGAGACCTAGATACACAATGAAGTTCTGTACCAAGTGTGACAATATGATGTACAATATCGAAGAGCGGGATGGGTCAGCCTTTCTCAAGTGTCGGCAGTGCGACTACGAGGAGCCGATTACCAAGGAGAACCCGGTCGTCTATGAGCACGACCTCCTGCAAGATACATCTATTCAGTACTCCATCAACCCGTATCTCAAGCACGATCCGACACTGCCTCGATTCACGAACATGAAGTGCCCGAGCGTCACATGCCCGACAAAGGGTAAGGAGTCTAACATTGTTGGCATTAAGTTGAATGCCAAAAATGTGATTTGGATGTATCAGTGTGCTGCGTGTGATGCAACGTGGAAGCAGGCTGCACGGGGTCCGTAGTACCCCTTGGGGGACGTGGTCCGTAGGACCCCTTGGGGGGCTCCTTAGACAGGCTGGCGAACAGACGTGTATGCACCTGTAGCCTTCGTGTCTACACGAGCCAGATGAGGAACTGGAGCGTAGACACCGTCCCACTTAGTAGCAGTCAGGGGGAGACCACCAACCTGTTGGAATTTGCCCGAACTTTGCGTGGTGCTCGTAGAGTTGTGAACAGTGGACAGACTTTTTGGCTGGTTGACATACCCCTTGCCGTTGTAGGGCATGACACGCGGTACAACACCGTTCACAGCTTTTACAGTCGAGTTCGTAGGGGTAATCACCGCCGCCGCCTGGCTGGCGAGGAGCTGAGCGTTCAGCGCAGACTGGATCGCATACGGCTGAGCACTTGTTTGGATCTTGTTCGGGATCTTGCCATTCTGATAGGCAAGCGACGCAGCCTGCGCCTTCACGAAGGCAGTGTAGTCAGACGCAGAGATGTTGGGCATTTGTGATTAGATAAGGAAAATACGTCCGCCTGCAAATGCGGGCGACTTCCGGATAGGTGTAGCAAGAACGCTTCCCGGTCCGAAGAATTCAGCCCTAGCAATAGTTCCGATGTCGTACTTGACGGGTGCCACAAACGTCCGCGACTTCTTCTCTGGATCGGTCGTATAGGTTGCAGCAATGCGCGAAAACCGCGTAATATCCGAAGGTTGCGTAGGCAGAACCGGCATTTAAGATAAAACGGACAAAAGAAGTTCAAGGCAAGAGGTAAGCATGGATCTCCACCCCGAAGTTAAGCCTGTCTTTCGTGCTGAGGTTGCAGAGATGGTTAAACAGCCTCGCATTACCCAACCCTTCTTCACCAAGTATGAATATACTACGCTGGTAGCAATTCGCGCACAACAGCTTGCGGAGGGAGCTAAGCCACTGATTGATCTGAAGGGACTGAAGACATCTGACCCCATGTTTGTGTGGACAGTTGCCAAGCAGGAGATTGCTGAGCGGAAGTTGCCGTATATTATTCGTCGTCAGCTCCCGAACAATACATCGGAGTTTTGGAGCACACAGGAGATGGAAATTATATGGTAGTTACTTGACTGCAATCGCCACTACAATCGCTAAGAGCATATAGATCACGGCCTCATTCCAACCATGAGCGGAGGTAAATCCACCACCGAAGACATCTGCAAGGGATCCGCCAAATGAATGAAGGAGCGCAATGGCCACAATCACAAGGAGCAACCACTTCTTGAAGGTGCTCATTTTCTTATTCGCCCGAAAGTTTCGCCAGGTCCTCGGCACTAGGCGGAAACACGAGCAGTGGTGGCACCTCCGCAGGTGGGTTCAGCATCTGCGGAGCCTCATGTGTCACCAGCTTCATCGCCATGGACAGATCGATGGACTCCATGGGGGTGAAACGGGCATTCACTTTTTGAACATCAGACGCAATCTTCTCTTGGAGTCGGTTGGGACGTGCCATGAGGTATGCGAATGCCACAATAACGGCAAGTACAACTGCGAGGAGGACATACCGCGAGACTGACTTCTTCATTGTTCTTCGGGTAGACAAGAAAAACGGAACTCCGGGTGTGAAGACAAGAGGAGTCAACATGGATTTCCCGATTCCAATCAAGTGCTTTACGTGCAATCTCCCCATCGCCGGTAAGTGGAAGACGTTCTTGGAGCTCGTCAAGAAGTACCGCAAGCAGGATGGTCGGTCTGAGAAGGACGATCTGGTCTACCTCACCAAGACAACAACTGTCACCGCCGAAGGACGTGCTATGAACGAGCTGGGACTTACCCGAGAGTGCTGTCGGCGTCACTTCTTCACGCATCCGGGCGTGTAGGACGCAACCGCAGTCAACTCACACCACAAATCTTTTTCACCTACAAGATAAGAGATGTCGTCGTACAGCGAATACCTCAATCGCTACAAGCAGAGAATGGTGACCATCACGGACACCCGCCCTCACCGTGATGCT